AGCTTTAGGCAATCGACATGTCTCTACCCTATCAGCAGAATCAATGACCAAAGTACAATCCGTACTTGACAAATACAGAGATGCAGATAAAACTAGAGTCGAGCGTCAACAAGAGTTGAGCGAGATATTCAGTAAGCCTGTGTGGGCGATTTTTTATGACGAGACTGATTCGTTCTGTGTTGGTAGGATGAAGTTGTCCCCGATGTGGGATGACGCGAGCAATGCTTCATCAACGTCGTTTGACCTGAGCATCGTTGAAGACTTTCGCCGTGTAGCGGATGTAACCGAGGTCGCTGAGTTGATCCCGACGATGGCGATGTTGAAGACTTCAATAGAACAAGCAAGACCCGATGTTAAGTATGAGTTCGTTGGCGACAGCGGGTTCTTCCCCAATAACTGGAACGGCGTGTCAACTAGCTTGGGCGTAATGACGGTTGACTGCGGCGACAGATGGAGTGGCAGTTTGTTACTTAAACCACGGATGATAATGGTATCAGCATGAAATGGTACTCAATATGAATGTAGATACAGAACTAACGCCGATTGATGTTTACACCTATGTCATTGAGGACGGGCGCGTGATACAAAGTTTAGCACCTGTATCGCATGAGACAGAGGGGTTGTATCGCGTTCCGGTTCATATAGAAAATGAATTGCACACGGTGTACGTAGGCGATAACCATACGAGGATGTTCGATGCAGATACGTTGCCCGACTTCATGAAGCACAAGCTGGCGATGATTACTGTATCGGATAACGGCGAGTTGGTACAAGACAAGTTGCTATCCCCGTTGAGTTTATTTGGTATCAGAAAGGGCGACTTGGAGACAGTTGGCTGGAGAGCCTCTCCGTCGATGTACATCGTAGTGATGAGTATGGGCGAACTTTGCTCACTGACGGGTAAGTGAATGACACCTGAAGCGAAAGTAAAGAAGGTCGGACGCGCCATCATGACCAAGATGGGGATGTATCACTTTCCTGCGTTCTCTGGTGGTTACGGGCGTTCGGGTGTCCCTGATGATATAGCTTGCTATCAGGGGTTTTTTGTTGCAGTGGAGTACAAAGCGAATGGGGGCAAGCCGACTGCCCTTCAGTTAAAAAACATGGACGATATACGCAAGAGTGGCGGCGTAGCGTTGCTCATTGATGAGGAGAACGTCCATCAGTTAGAGGAGTTAATCAATGCTGAAATTCAAAGTAGTAGGACAAGAGAAGTTGTTAGTCCCTGACGTAGAGCAACAATACCACATAAACCCATTAGATAATTTTAAGTGGGTAGCTGGTGCTGATGTGCAGAAGGTATGGCGTAAGTATGGGTGGGTTCCCCCTAGTGAGTATCGGGAGGACTATCTTTTTAAGAAAAACAGAGAGGGTAAGTGATCATGAAAAACGGAATGAGCGTAAGAAAATTCTTGATGCAGAATCCTAATGCAAAGACGAAGGCCGTGGTGAAGGCAACCGGCGCGTCACCTAAAACTGTTTACTCTGTTCGTTGGAAGATGCGGCAAGAGCAGAAGGACAGCGTGATCGACCTGACTATTGCAGGTTCCCCGCTGCGTCCTAAGACACGGCTGTTGAGTGGTACAGATATTTACAACATCACCAAAGGCAAGGAAGTCGATCTTGTAAACAACCCGCCACACTACACCACAGGTGGCATCGAGACTATTGACTTCATTGAAGCTAAAGGTCTGGGCTATAACTTGGGCAACGTGGTGAAGTACATTACACGAGCCGACCACAAAGGCAATCGCATAGAAGACTTGCAGAAAGCTAAGTGGTATCTGGAGCGTGAGATTCTTTCCGCACACATCTGATCTGTATGACGGTTCAGGTTGCCCTGAACCGTTGTTTTTCCGAGGTATATCAATATGCAGTGCCCTAAATGCAGTGCTGGCAGCAGCGTGTCCACAACAGTCCAATTAGATAAAGAAGTTAAGCGTCATCGCAAGTGCAAAGCATGTGGCAGTAATTTCGTCACCATCGAATCAGTTGTTGAAAGTGTGCCCGTAGGTAGACCTGCTAAACCGAAGCCACTCCCCGACCCTAGGGGCATATACAAACCCGCTGATGTCGTGACCTTAAAGATGCAGAAGGTTGAAGTAAGGCGCAAGAATGAAGACAGAGTATCAAGCTATTACATTGAGGATGATTATGATTATTGAGAGCGTCAGTTTCAAGCGTGTGTGGGAATGGATTAATAACGTGTGGGCTAAGTCTCTCATTGCTGTGGTCTTGTTCTTCATTGGCATGAGCATAGGGCAGATACAAGCTGAGAGCCGCATCGCATCCGACTGCAAGTTCGCTGGCGCGTTTCGTGTAGAGATTCAGGCATACAACTGTCAGAGGAGGATTTGATGAGGTACGAAGTCTACGATGAGGAAGGTAAGTTGTTTCGAAAATTCTGGGACAGATACGAGGCTGAGAAGTTTATTCAGCAAGGCTGGAAGTTGATAACCAAGGCCAAGCACAAAGAAGTTAAACCTACAACCGAGACCCACGGCACGGCGCTGTGGTAGAGAAAGGGAAAAACTATGACATCATTCCGCGAACAGTGGCAGAAGACAATCAAAGGTGACGGCGGCCACTGCCCGACCTGCGACAGGTGGGGAAAGATTTATGGCCGCAACATCAACAAGACAATGGCTACGTCACTGCTGTGGCTGACTCAAGCGCCATCAGATAAAGATGGCTGGGTAGATGTTCCACTGAAAGCCCCTCGCTGGCTAGTGCGCTCGAATCAGTTGCCGACTTTAAAGTGGTGGGGATTGGTTGAGCGCAAGCCCGTAGATGCCAAGTCAAAGAACAAGCACTCGGGTATCTGGCGCGTGACAGACAAGGGCAAAGACTTTTCTCTCGGCACGGCGTCAATCCCTAAGACAGTCTTTACTTACAACGACACGGTGCAGTTTGTTAGTCCAGAGCAGGTACAAATGAAAGACTGCTTCAAGGATTACTTTGACTACAAAGAGTTGATGAACTCTTACTATCCGGGGGCGATCAAATGAAACCGCTTGAAGCCGCAGCCGTTGGGTTCTATGCTGTCATTGCGATGTTCACGCTGTACTTCATTGTGCTAGTCAACGTGAAGCCGCCTCCGGTAAGACACAATATCTGCACAGTAGCGGAGATCAGTCCGGACGTAACACCTGAAGAGCGCAAGCGTTGCCGCGAGATACGGGGACACAAGCTGTGAACAAGGTTAATCAGGACACATACGCAAGGGTAATGCAGATGCTACTGACCCGCCCTGTAACAGCATACGATATTGCCGACGAGACTGGGCTACACATAGTGACGGCACAGAGGCTGATGCGGACGTTCAAGCAGTACGAGATCATCCATGTGTGTAATTGGCGACAGGACTCGAAAGGTAGGGACGCCACTCCTGTGTACGAGATCGGCTTTAAGAAAGATAAACCCCGTCGCGCTATGACCCAAGCGCAAAGGCAAGCGAGATGCAGAGCCAAGAAGAAAGGGAAGGTATGAACAGAGATGACATTATCCGCATAGCGAAAGCCGTAGGGTTGGGTGAAGTTGATAAGGACGGAGACATTTGGTGCAGCGATGGGTTTTACACCGAGGAGATAGATAGCTTTGCTCAATTTGCTTATGACGCAGGACGTAAAGCGGAGCGCAAGAAAATGGAATTGGATGGAATTCATACTTGCCACAATAATTGCCAGCGACCTATATGTGTTGCAGTTCGTGAAGCCGTAGCAGCAGAGCGCGAGGCGTGCGCGAAGGTGTGCGATGTGTTAGCTGATAAACATACGTTTGAAGGCGGCTACGCAAACGAGTGCGCTATTGCTATCCGCGAAAGGGGTGCGCCATGACTGACTTTATAAAGGTAGAAGATGCCTAAGCCACCGAAGCCCGACCACGAATGGGATGCAGTGATCAACGGCTACCGCGTCGGTGTGATGCGCGTCATCAATAGTATTAACAAGGGAGAGGTAGAAGAGATCGAGCTTGAGAAGCTGCATAACTTCGCGCAGTTCGCACTGGCCCTGATGCAGATAAGTGGACGGGAGAAGTGGGAACGGGCGAAGCTGAACGCAGAAATGATGATGTACTTTAAGGAGAAAGATAAATGAAAGCATTTCCAAACATGTCAGGCCAGCAAGGCATGGACTTGCGCGATTACTTTGCAGCGAAAGCGATGCAAGGTTTGTTGTCTAACCCAAAGCTGCAAGCGCAAATCCTAAACACAGGCGGCGCGTGGGGCAGTTGGGTTCCTGAGTCTGCTTATGGTTGGGCAGACGTAATGATGAAAGCAAGAAATGAAACCACCTGAGATCGTTGCCGTCGCATTTTATATAACTATCGCACTGTTCACTGTCGTGTTCGGGTACAAGGCGGTAAATACGAACCCACCGCTGCCTTGTGGTGTATCAGAGATTAGCCCTGACATAAGCACCGAGGTACGCGAGAAGTGCCGTCAGATGCGAGAGCAGAGAGCGAGAGAACATAGGGGGCATAAGTTATGAACGACATTATATTGGCTTTGCTGGGTATCCCTATGGTGATACTTGCATGGTTTGGGGTTGGTCTATGTATTTATGCGATATGGAAAGAGGTTAAAAAATGACCATCACACTAACCCGCGAGGAAGCGCAGCAGGTGCTGGATGCGTTGATTGATGCGGCAGATTCGCAAAACTGGGAGATGCAACAAAACATAGATCAACACGGCGAGTGGTACAGGCGTTCTAGATATTTAAAGCAAGCGGTAGCAAAGTCTCAGGAAACAATCGAAACCCTCCGCGCCCGACTTAGCGCACCTGAACCGGAGCCGGTGGCAGAACTTTGGCAACACGGAGAAACAGGGCGTACTCGAATCATTACGCCGGACATGATTACAGACTGCGGTGCTAATTGGATCAAAGTATCTGATCTCTACACCACCCCACCACAGCGCGAATGGCAGGGGCTGACGGATGAGGAGGTTGTGCAACTGCTTGGCGGGGTGCGTGAACGTCTGGACGGAGATGTGTTTGGCGGTTTTGCCCGCGCCATCGAAGCCAAGCTAAAGGAGAAGAACACATGAAAGACTATTCAAATTACGAAACACAACGAAGCATTTTGATTGAGTACCTGCAAGTAATGATTGCTCGATGCGATTGGCATGGGGTAGCTGATGTAGCTATGGACTTGCGCGAGATGGAAGCCGAGCGCCGCACAATTAAGGAGAAGAACACATGAGTGAAATACGTACAGCACGGCAGAGCATTATCGACTTCCTTGAGAAGAACAAGGCGGTCATGGGCAGCATTGAAGCGGTAACGACAGTCGATGGCAGAACCATTGACCTGAATAACATGACTGACGAGGAAGCAGCAGAGGTGGCGGACATGCTGATGGGTGTAGGTACACCAACGCGCTTGGGCGCACTTGCAAAAATTAAATAATGAACGACACAAAGTTTTGTACAGGCTGTCAGGTGACACGCCCTATCGAGGGGGGCATCATGAAAAAGTCTGGAAAGATTATCCGGTGGCAATGCAAACTATGCCAAGAGAAGAAAAGTTTTAGTCCATACACTAAGAAAGAAACCAATGAGTCTAGTCACCCTTGACTGGGAAACCTACTACGCCACAGGGTTTGGTTTTAAGAACCTGACCACTGAGGAGTACATCCGCGACAAGCAGTTCGAGGAGATTGGTGTCGGCATCAAGATCGATGACGCACCGGCGTATTGGGTTTCAGGTACACATGAAGAGATAAAGAAACATCTGACGGAATTGACAGACTGGACGGACTCCGCCCTGCTCTGTCACAACACCCTTTTCGACGGGGCGATCCTCGCTTGGCGATTTGGTATTCGCCCCGCTTTTTATTTAGACACGCTGTGCATGGCTCGTGCGCTTCATGGTGTGGATGCAGGTGGTAGTCTCGGCGCGTTGGCTGAGCGTTACAAGATCGGTGAGAAGGGCGATGAGGTAAACAATGCTTTGGGCAAGCGTAGGGCAGACTTTACCCCGGCAGAGTTGGCGCGGTACGGTGAGTACTGCAAGAATGACGTAGAACTTACTTACAAGTTGTTTCACCTGATGGCCCCCGCGTTCCCCGGCGATGAGATAAAACTCATTGATATGACGCTGCGGATGTTTATCGAGCCTGTCTTTATGGTTGACGATGCGCTGCTGGTTCAGCGCCTAGAAGACTTGAAGAAAGAGAAGAAAGAATTATTGGCGACGTTGAAAGTAAAACTGGAGTGCGAAGATGAAGAAGCTGTTAGGAAGAAGTTGGCTAGTAATAAGCAATTCGCTGCACTCCTTGAAGCACTCGATCCTCCAGTCATACCGCCAACAAAAATTAGTCCGGTTACAGGCAAAGAGACATTTGCTCTGGCAAAGAACGACGAGGGATTTATTGCACTCTCGGAACATGAAAATCCACTCGTTCAACAATTGTGTGCAGTCAGACTTGGTACTAAATCAACTCTGGAAGAGTCTCGGATCACACGATTCATCGACACTGGTAAGCGAAATCGAGGACTACTGCCCATCCCCCTTAAGTATTACGGCGCACACACTGGGCGATGGAGTGGTTCAGACAAGGTTAACTTCCAGAACTTACCAAGCCGAGATAAGAAGAAGAAAACCCTCAAGAACGCAATCCTCCCACCAGACGGCTTCGTGGTCATTAACTGTGATTCTTCCCAGATTGAAGCACGAGTGCTGGCTTGGTTGGCAGGACAAGACGATGTGGTGGAGCAATTCGCCAGCGGTGACGACGTCTACTCGATCTTTGCTTCCAAAGTCTACAACCGCACCATAACCAAGAAGGATGCAGAGGAGCGGTTCGTTGGCAAGACCTGTATCTTGGGGCTGGGCTACGGCACTGGCTGGAAAAAGTTACAGCACACGTTAGCTACCGCACAGCCGATTAGTGTCTCGCTTCCCGACGATGAATGTCAGGCCATAGTAAATCTTTATCGTGGCGTAAACGACAATATCATTTCGCTATGGAAGGAATGCGACAACGCGCTGATGGAACTAGCCAATTGGGATGCCAAGAGCGACCCGTTTTATCTAGGACAACATCAGGTGTTGCAAGTTGCCCAAGAGGGCATATACCTTCCGAATGGCTTGTTGATTCGTTATCCGAAGCTACACTTTGATACGTCCGGGGAGAAGTCTCAGTACAAGTACAAGTCGAGGAAGGGCGAGATCAGTATCTGGGGCGGGGCAGTGGTCGAGAATGTAGTCCAAGCGTTGGCTAGGATTGTGGTAGGCGAACAGATGCTTGCTATTAATGAAAGGTATCGAGTCGCCCTAACTGTACATGACGCGGCGGTGGTCGTTGTACCCGAGGCGGAGCGTGAGGCAGCTATGGAATTCATCGTCGAGAAGATGTCCATTCCACCGACTTGGGCTAAGGGTTTACCTGTTGCATGTGAGGCGAAATGGGGGCATAGTTATGGAGAGTGTTAACAAATAAAGGTATCCCATGCAGCCAATCAAGTGGTCGTTTTCAGGTCTCAAACAATATATAAACTGTCCAAAGCAGTATCACGAAGTAAAGGTACTTAAAAACTATGAAGTCAAACCGACACAACAAATGCTTTACGGCACTAGCGTTCATGAAGCGTTGGAGAACTACGCGAAAGACGGCACTGAGTTACCACAAAACTACAAGAGGTTTGCGCCCTTGGTTGACCCACTGTTGGAGATCGATGGTGAACGGTTTCCTGAACATCAAATGGCGCTAGATGAGAACAAGCAACCATGCGGGTTTCATTCTAAAGAGTATTGGGTAAGAGGTATCGTTGACTTGATGATCATCTCCGGTGACACAGCGTTCATCGTTGACTACAAGACAGGCAGCGACCGATACCCTGATGTAAAGCAGTTAAGGCTGATGGCGTTGATGACTTACGCGCACTTCCCCGAGGTAGAGAAGATCAAGGCGGGGCTGATGTTCGTGATGCACAACAACTTTATAACAGAGGACTATCACCGTGGGCAGATTCCGGCGTTGTGGAATAGCTTTAACGGCGACCTTGCGCGTATGAAGGTGTCGTACGAGAATGACATGTGGCAGATGAATCCTACGCCACTGTGTGGTTGGTGTCCGGTCAATACGTGTGAACATCACAGGAGTCGATGATGAAGAGAAGCTGGGGAGACTTTCACGTTGAGCCGATTGAAGCTGAAGAGTGGGACGAGGAGTATCACCCCGATGCCAAGCACCCCCACCAAAGAGCTATATGGCGGGGCATAGACCTAACAACGATGCACAACGACGAAGTACATGGGGTGAGCAATGATATTAACTACGGAAGCCGTCACGAGAGAAGCGTTGAAAATACTGGAGAAATCTTTCAATGACACGTACGCGAAACAATACCGAACAACAATCGGCGGAAACGAGTACGTACACAATGTACAAAGGGAGGCGACTACCGACAGTAAAGCAACTGCGGCAGTCAAATGAGAGAATGTTTAGGCGAATCACTTCGTCTAACGAACTAATGCACGGAGAACCAAATGCCATACGTCAACAAGCCGAGGCCGTACAAAAAAGAGTACGAGCAAGAGAAAGCAAGGGGTGAACACCCTGACCGCATGGAGCGCCAACGTGCGCGTCGAGCGATGGACAAGAAGGGAACGGATGCCAACGGTAACGGTAAGGCAGACAAGCGTGAGGGTAAGGACATCGCGCATAAGAAAGCTTTATCAAAAGGCGGTAGTAATAAGGACGGAGTGATGGTACAGTCAGCGTCCGCAAATCGATCTTTCAAACGAGCAGCCTCTGGTGCGTTAGTGTCAGAGACAAGTAAGCGCGAAAGAAAGAAGTAATTTATAGCCGTAAGGTGTGGGTGGGCGGGGGTTTTTCCGCAACGGTTTTTCCCCCCATAAACTACATCAGTTACTTAGTGCCGCCCTTTCGAATGTTTGCTGAGGCACGGATGTAACCGACTAACCCCCGCAAGGGGTCACGTTAAATTTACAGTGAGGCAAAATTGAGTGATATTAAGTTTACAGTGGTGGATGACGCCGCCCTCAAATATAAAGTTCCAAACGCTTTGGCTGATACACTTCTAAACTACATCGAGAAGTGCGAGATACTAAACCGAGGCGACACCGAGACCACACTGCTTACCTACTGGGGTCTCAAAGAATCTACCTTCCTGACGCAGACAATGGGTATGCCTAACGTGCCCTCACCGATGTCGCGTGACTACAACTATCCCGGCCTGTTTACACCGTTCGACCATCAGCGTACAACTGCCGAGTTCCTCTCGACTAGACAACGCGCGTTCTGTTTCAACGAGGCGGGTACGGGCAAGACTTCTTCTGTTATCTGGGCGGCTGACTACTTGATGTCACAGGGCATCGTGAAGCGGGCGTTAGTGATCTGCCCTCTGACAATTATGTATTCAGCATGGCAAGCCGATGTGTTCAAAACAGCTATGCACCGAAGCGTAGGCGTAGCCTACGGGCCAGCGGCCAAGCGCAAGAAGATCGTTAACGGTGAGTACGACTTTATCGTTACGAATTACGATGGTGTAGGTATTCTTTTTGATGACATCAAGTCTGGCAAGTTCGACCTGATCGTAGTGGACGAGGCCAATGCCTACAAGTCTACAAGTACCGTGCGCTGGAAGATGTTGGCAAAACTAATCCAGCCCCACACCCGCTTATGGATGCTGACCGGCACACCGGCATCGCAGTCTCCGCTCGATGCGTTCGGCTTAGCGCGTTTGGTTTCACCAGACAAAGTTCCCAAGTACGCTACAGCGTGGCGGGATAAAGTCATGAACCAAGTCACACGGTTTAAGTGGATACCCAAGCCTACGTCGAAGTCCGAGGTGTTCAGGGCGTTGCAGCCAGCGATCAGGTTCTCCAAGGCAGACTGCCTAGACTTGCCAGAGGTTCTGTACCAGACGAGAGATATACCGCTGACTCCACAGGCACACAAGTACTACAACCGTATCCGTGACGATATGCTGGTGGAAGCCGCAGGGGAGCAGATAAGTGCAGTAAACGCAGCGGCGCGGCTCAGTAAGCTCTTGCAGATTTCAGGCGGCG